TGAAAGAAGGTAATGATGGGGTGCTTGTTCCTGTCAAAAACTGGGCGGCGTTTGTTGAAAAAGGCGGATTGCAAGGCGCTGTGCAATTTATGCCACTTGGCGACGTTGCGTCAGCACTGCAACAGCTATATCAAGCGCGTGAAGCATGTAAACAAATTATTTACGAAACAACAGGGCTTTCCGACATCATGCGTGGCGCGTCGGTAGCGAGTGAAACAGCGACAGCGCAGCAGATTAAGAGCCAATACGCGTCGTTGCGACTTGGCAACATGAAAGATGGGCTTTACCGTTTTGCGCGTGAAATTCTACGCATGAAGTCGGAGATTATCTGCTCAAAATACCAACCACAGACATTAATTGAAGTGTCAGGTATTATGAACACGCCTGACGCTCAATTTGCGCAGCAGGCAATTGAGTTACTTAAAAATGAGCCTGCTAGAGTCTTTAACGTTGACATACAGACAGACACGTTAGTTGAGCTTGATAAACAGACTGAAAAAGCAAACCGCATGGAGTTTTTGCAAGCGGTGAGTAGCTTTATTAAAGACGGTATTGGCGCGGTTAAAGAAGACCCTGCCATAGCGCCGTTAGTTGGAGAGCTATTGCTTTATGGTGTTCGAGGATTTAAGGCAGGGCGTGAGCTTGAAGGCGTCCTTGAACAGTTTGTTGACCAAGCGGCTAAGAAAGCACAAGAGCCTCAAGGCCCAACTAAAGACGAGCAACGCACCCAAGCAGAGGCGCAAATTGCCCAAATGAAGATGCAAGCACAACAACAGTCAGAGCAGGCGACAATGCAGCTTGAACAAGTGAAACTTCAAGCAAGCAATCAGCTTGAACAAGCTAAACTCGAGTTTGATAGATGGAAAACACAGCTTGATAACGACACTAGAATTGCTATTGCACAGATTCAAGCTCAAAATAGCATGAAACAACACGTCTTAACGCTTAACGCAGGAAAAGACGCGGATGCAATGACAGAACTTGATGAAACAGGAACACCGCAAGTTAGTCAATTATTATCAAGCTCACTGGGCAATGTTATCGATAGTGTTAATATGAACATGACACAAATGATGACAATGGCAAATCAACAAAACCAAGCATTGCTCGACAGAATGTCTGAAATGCACAACCAAGTAACTCGTCCAAAACAAGTTGTTCGGGACGCTAACGGCAAAATTATAGGGGTTAAATAATGGCTTTAGTTTTAGCAGATAGAGTTAAAGAAACAACAACTTCTACAGGCACTGCCGCTATTACTTTAGCTGGTGCAGCTACAGGTTATCAAACATTTTCTTCAGCAGTAGGTGATGCAAACACCACTTATTACACCATAGCAGACCAAACAGGCGCTAACTGGGAAGTAGGGGTTGGCGCTTATACAACTTCTGGCAATACCTTAAGCCGAGATACAGTATTAGCATCTAGTAATGCAGGTAGCTTAGTTACATTCACTGCTGGCACTAAAGATGTTTTTATTTCTTACCCTGCTGAACGAGCACTATACACTGGAGGGCCTTTAGGCACGCCGTCTAGTGGTACGCTTACTAATGCTACTGGGTACACATATGCTAATCTAAGTGGTACAGTACCTACTTGGAATCAAAACACGACGGGTACAGCGGCTAATGTAACAGGGCTTGTTGCTGTAGCTAATGGAGGCACAGGGACAGCTACACCAGCGTTAGTAGCAGGTTCAAATGTAACTATTTCCGGAACATGGCCAAACCAAACTATTAACGCAACTTCTTCTGGGGGTACAGTCACCTCAGTAACCGGAACAGCACCAGTTGTATCGAGCGGTGGGACAGCCCCCGCAATTAGCATGGCTGCTGCAACTACGACTGTTAACGGATATTTAACCAGTACAGATTGGAATACGTTTAACGGTAAATACTCAACTGGCGGCGCTTTAGGGACACCATCTAGCGGTACGCTGTCATCTTGTACGGTAGATGGGACAAATGGCGTTGGGTATATCAATATTCCCCAAAACAGCCAATCAGCGGCTTATACACTCGTTGCTGCGGATGCAGGTAAACATATCTTCCACCCTTCAACTGACGCTAATGCTCGGACGTTTACTATCCCTGCAAATGGTTCAGTGGCGTACCCAATCGGCACAGCTATTTCTTTTGTTAATATGACTTCTCAAGTGGTCAGTATTGCTATTACAACAGACACGATGTATTTAGCAGGTACAGGCACAACAGGTACGCGCTCACTTGCTCAGTACGGCACAGCAACAGCACTTAAAATGACATCGACAACTTGGATTATTTCTGGTGCGGGGTTGACCTAATGAGTGGGATTCAACAAAACTTTGCTTATGGTCGTTCTTTTGGCCCACCACCTCCGCCAACAACAATAGGTGGTGCTTATGGGGGTGGTTTTTATGCTGGAAGAATAAATGTATCAGGAACTTTTTATAATTTAGTAGTTGCCCCTAAGGCATCGGGTGAAGCAAGTAGAGCATGGGGCGTTTTTGGAACGACAACGGGAATAACGTCTGTCATTAATGGACCATCAAACTCTGCGTCATTAGCCGCGTTAGGAGCTTCATATCAAGCGGCAGTGTTTTGCGAAGGCTTAACAATAGGGGGTTATAGCGATTGGTATCTACCTGCTAAAAACGAGCTAGAAGTGTTATATTACTTCTTAAAACCGGCTACTGACAATAACAATACTTCAACGGGTTCAAATGCTAATGCGGTATCACCAGAGCCGATTAGCACAAACTACACAAGTGGTTCACCAGCTCAAACAAGCGCGGGTATTGGCTTTAGAACGGGTGAAACAAATGCGTTTGTTTCTGACGCCTATTGGTCGTCTACTGATAGCACTGCTCTCTACACATGGTTACAGGACTTCTACAATGGATTTCAGACCAGCACTAATAAGTCCGAGAGTCTCTACGTCAGAGCCGTTCGCAGAGTACTCGCATAACAAAACAGGAAACCATTATGTACATACAAATCACAAACATTGACGCAGATACAGGTATTCTTTGCACAGAAGCACCAATGCGTACAGGACCGGCACTCCCAAATGTAAAGGGATTTCAGTTTATCTTTCAAAACGAATCTGATTTTCCTATTGCATCAAATCCTGATGGTTCACTTAGCACAGCACCACTGCTCTATGGAACGTGTGATGATGACGCAGATACAAGCCTTGTTGGCGTTTTAAAAGTGTTATCACAAACTGAATTTGATGCAGATAAGCAAGCCGAACATCAAGCAAGAAAACCTTACCCATCTTGGGTAGGCGACATTGACACCATGTCATGGCAACCGCCTGTGCCTTATCCGCAAGATGACAAACGCTATTACTGGGATGAGCCAACTGTATCTTGGGTTGAGCAAACACAAGTGGTTTAATTATAAAGTTAAGAGGATAGACAAATGAACACACCAGAACAAATCACAAAACACTATTTAGCGGCTATGGACTCTGTAAATCTTATTTTAGCAGGGAACGTAGACAACCAATCTGCTACTAACTGGGCAGATACGGTGAAAAGAAACAAAGAACATTTAGAAATCATGCTAAGTAAAGACTTTTGGACAGACGAAGATTTAACGCCTTTTCAAGAGGCCTTTAATTTTGTAAAAGTGTAATGTTTGGTTTATCTGCTTTTGCTGAGGTACCGTTTGCTGCAATATTAAGTAGTGAAACGCCTACACCCGTTGTTATTGTAGAATCTCGTGGTGGCATAAAAGCCAAGAAAAAAGAATATAAAAACAACAGCGCTGATGTTAAGAAAGCAATTGAAGATGCCGTTGAAGCAGTGACCGGAGAGCCTAAACCAAAAGCTAAGGCTGCACCTAAAGTTGAAGAAGAACCGAGCGCTTTTGTTGAGGATTATGAAGCAATCCTCCGCATGGAAACCGAAAAGGCTGAATTAGAGCTTGCTATCGCGCAAATGCTTGAAGACGAGCGTGACGACGAAGAAGCCATACTTTTACTATTATGATTGGAGATTAAAATGGGGTACGAAATTATATCCGCTGTCAGTAGCACTGGTGTTCC